CCCCGGCAATGCCCCATCGACCGCCCTAGTGCTGTTGCAAGCCCAGCAGAAGCTGAACGAGAACGCCGCCACCATGTCGCCTCGCTACGCTACCGTGAACCCTGCCGCTAACGCTGCTTTGGTGAACGGCCTGTCTGGTTTCTTCAACCCCACAGATGTCATCTCGCGCCAGTTCAAGAACGGCATGATGGGTGAGCAAGTGTTGGGCTACGAAGAAGTCAACATGAGCCAGTCGATCAAGGTCCACACTTGCGGCACCCGTGCTGCTACTGGCAACACCACTGGTGCCAGCGTGACTGCTGAAGGCGCAACCACTCTGACATTGACTGTCGGTTCTGGTGAAACCATCAACCCCGGTGACGTGTTCACAATCGCTGACTGCTTTGCAGCCAATCCACAGACTCGTGAGTCCACAGGTTCGTTGTTCCAGTTCGTGGCGATCTCGTCCTCCACCAGCACTACCACAGCTACTGTGACTGTTGCCCCAATGTACTCGGCTGGTAACGCCCTGTGCACTATGGTCAGCCTGCCTTTGACCGGCAAAGCTGTCATCTTCGTTGGTGCCGCTAGTGGTTCGTTCCCCCAGAACTTGGTGTACCACAAGGATGCCATCGCGTTCGCCACTGCTGACCTGTTGCTGCCACAAGGCGTTGACATGGCAAGCCGTGCCGTTCACAACGGTATCAGCCTGCGTGTTGTTCGTCAGTACGACATCAACAACGACCGTATGCCTTGCCGTGTTGACGTTTTGTATGGTTTCAACACCATCCGTCCACAAATGGCTTGCCGCATTTTCGGCTAAATCGAACCGGGGGCTTCGGCCCCTGCTTTCAAACCACTTTAAAAGGAAATTATCATGGCACTCCCAAACGGCGCAGGCGGTTACCAAGTTGGTGACGGCAATCTTGGCGAAATCAGTTTTTCCAACACCAGCGCACCCGTTGCATTGACTGGCGCGGCTGTCACCATCACAGCAGACAATTTGGCTGCTGGTGTGTGTACCATGGACTCAGGCGGCACAGACGCTGGAGCCTATGTATTCCCCACAGGCGCATTGCTTGACGCTGCGTTCCCTAGCCTTAAAGTTGGCTCAACATTTGACTGCGCTTTCATCAACCTTGGTGACAATGCAGCAAACGATGTGGTCTTCACCGCTGGCACGGGCAACACCCTTGTTGGTAACGACACGATCCAAGATTCGCTGACCAAAACCAGCAACACATCTGGTACGTTCCGTTTCCGCAAAACAGGTGACGCAGCGTACTCAATCTATCGCGTTGCTTAATTCTTGAGCAACTGGTAAAACGGGGCTTCGGCCCCGTTTTCACATGGAGATTTGAATGAACATTGTCCTCGTACACCCTGAGTTTGGTGCCAAAGTTGCTACCAACGAGGCTGAAATTGAGATGGATGAAAAAAACGGCTGGACACGGTACAATCCTGACACACCTGTCGAGGTGGCATCTGAGCCGGTAGTCGAAGCGCCAAAACGCAAGTACACTCGCAAAGTGACCGATCAACCTGTCGAACAGCCCAACGAAGTCCCATCGTTTTTGACTTCGGCAAGCGACGAATCCGAAGGGAAATAACATGGCTTATACCGCGGGCGACCAGATCAACCGAGCACTCAGGCTGCTTGGTATTCTTGCCGAAGGTGAAACGGCGTCAGCGGCTACCAGTCAGGATGCCTTGACTGCAATGAACCAGATGATCGACTCGTGGAACACCGAGCGTCTGTCTGTGTTCTGCACCCAAGACCAAGTGTTCAACTGGCCCGTGGGCCAGATTAAACAGACCCTTGGCCCCTCTGGTGACTTTGTGGGCAACCGCCCAATCCAGCTTGATGATGGCACCTACTTCCGTGCCCCCAGTGGCGTGTCGTATGGCATCAAAATCATCAACCAAGACCAGTACAACGGGATTGCTGTCAAGACATCGACATCGACCTTCCCGCAGGTGATCTTCATCAACAACACGTTCCCCAACGTGGAGATGTACATCTACCCCCGGCCAACGCAGTTGCTGGAGTGGCACTTCATCTCGGTGCAAGAATTGACACAACCTGCCTTGCTGGCAACCGAGTTGTTCTTTCCCCCAGGTTACATGCGGGCCTTTGCCTACAACTTGGCAATGGAGATTGCACCTGAGTTTGGCGTGGAGCCAAGCCCGCAGGTGCAGCGCATCGCCATGACCAGCAAGCGCAACCTCAAGCGCATTAACAACCCATACGATGTGATGTCCATGCCCTACGCACTGGTGTCAAATCGTCAGCGTTTCAACATCTACGCTGGAAACTACTGATGAAGACGCCCATCCTCGGTTCATCCTACGTCACCCGCAGCATCAACGCTGCGGATGCCCGCATGGTCAACCTGTTCCCCGAGGTCATCCCCGAGGGTGGACTAGAGCCTGCGTTTCTGAACCGTGCGCCAGGGCTGCGCCTGCTGGCGTCAATCGGCAACGGTCCAATCCGTGGCCTGTGGGATTTTGCGCCTGACAGCACCACGGCCTTTGTTGTATCGGGCAACCAGTTCTTCAAGATCGACACAAACTACGTTCCCACCTTGCTGGGCACCGTGGCAGGCACTGGCCCCGTGAGCATCGCTGACAATGGAAACCAAGTGTTCATTGCAGCCAACGGGCCAAGCTACATCTACAACAACACGACCAACGTGTTCCAGCAGATCACCGACCCGGACTTTCCCGGCGCAGTGAGCGTGGGCTATCTGGACGGCTACTTTGTGTTCAACGAGCCAAACAGCCAGCGCCTTTGGATCACCAGCCTGCTGGACGGCCTGTCCGTGGACCCGCTGGACTTTGTGAGCGCCGAAGGTGCGCCTGACGACATAACCGCCTTGATCGTTGACCACCGTGAGGTGTGGGTGCTGGGCACCAACTCGGTTGAGGTTTGGTACAACGCCGGTACGGCAGACTTCCCGTTGCAGCGCATCCAAGGCGCTTTCAACGAGATTGGCTGCATCTCCCCCTACTCGCTTGCCAAACTCGACAATGGCGTGTTCTGGCTGGGTTCTGACGCCCGTGGCAAGGGCATCGTCTACCGGGCCAACGGCTACACGGGCACCCGCATCTCAACACACGCTGTCGAGTGGCAAATCCAGCAGTACAACGACATCACTGACGCCTTTGGGTACACGTACCAGCAAGACGGTCACGCTTTCTATGTGCTGATCTTCCCATCGGCCAACACCACATGGGTGTATGACGTGGCAACGCAGGCATGGCACGAGAGGGCTGGGTTTGAGAACGGGCAGTTTACCCGTCACCGCAGCAACTGCCAGATGGCGTTTAACAACGAGATCGTGGTGGGCGACTTCCAGACTGGCAACATCTACGCTTTTGATCTTGAGGATTACTCAGACAACGGCCAGATTCAAAAGTGGTATCGCACATGGCGGGCACTGCCTACGGGTCAGAACAACTTTAAGCGCACTGCGCAGCACAGCCTTCAGCTTAACTGTGAAGCAGGTGTTGGTTTAACAGGCAGCATGATTGCTGAAACAATTTACCTGCAAACTCAAGAAGGTGATTATTTAGTCACCGAAGCTGGTGACAAACTTATTGCGGAACAGCAAACAGCCATCACGCAGGGCAGCGACCCCCAGGTCATGCTGCGCTGGAGCGATGACGGTGGGCACACATGGTCTAACGAGCACTGGACATCTTTGGGTCCGATCGGTGCCTACGGACGCCGTACATTCTGGAGGCGCTTGGGCATGACGCTTAAGCTGCGTGACCGGGTGTACGAGTTGTCAGGCACCGACCCCGTGAAGATCGCCATCATGGGCGCTGAACTTATTCTCAGTCCGACTGCATCGTAATGGCAACCGCGCAACTTACCAACATCACGCCTCCTCGGGTTCCTCTGCTGGACCCGAAGACCGGCCTTGTCTCGCGTGAGTGGTATCGCTTTTTCCTAAGTCTGTTCGTGTTGACCGGCAGCGGCCAGAACACGGCATCGCTGACCGACTTGCAAGTGGGGCCACCGATGCCCACCCAAGAAGACTTTGGCGAGATCGTCATCAGCATTAATTCGCTCAAGACACAGCCAAGTCAGGAAAGCGCACTTGACCAAATCGCCGAATTGCAAAAACAGATCGACGGGTTGAAAAAGCAAATTGAGTGCCCTTGCACCGAACTGACAGCCGAGTTGCAAAAGCAGATTGAGGGTCTTCAAGTGACCCCGCCTCCGCGCCAGTTTGAGCGTTCACGGTACGGATCGTTCTACGACACCACGACCCAGACTGCGACAACGATCAACACGGCCAAGGCGATCACGTTCAACACCACTGACTTGAGCAATGGCGTGTATCTTGGCACCCCGACATCAAGGGTGTACGTGGACACACCGGGCATCTACAACTTTGACACCTCGTTTCAGTTGGACAAGACTACAGGCGGCACAGCCGAGTTCTACTTCTGGTTTCGACTCAACGGCACAGACGTGCCAGACAGCGCCAGCCAGATCAGGATTCAGGGCAATGACGCTGAGATATTTTCGTCACTGAACTACTTTTTCGACCTCAACGCTGGCGACTACGTTGAGATGATGTTTTCAACGACCAGCCTAAGTGTTGAACTTCTTTCCGTGCCTGCGGCTGCACCTGTCCCCGGCATCCCGTCTATCATTCTCACAGTCTCAAACAATATCGGGGGTATCCAATGACAGTCACCGTCAAAAACCTTGTGCCATCGAAAGATGTTGCAAACAG